TAGCAGAAACGATAAAGGGTTCAATCTCAAGTGCTGATACTGGTTTTTTGACATATCAAATTTTTCCAATTCTAGGAAAACATTGCTATCAAGGTGATGATGTTACAAACTCACAACGAGGATTTACCGGAACAGATTTATTTAATACTTACACTAATTTCGGAGATTCAGTAAACAAAAACTCTCACAGAATGCTACAAAACCATATCCCTGTTATATTTGATACATACAGCATAACAGGAGGAAGTGGTGCAAAGGCAGATATTGGTATGGCTATGCCTAAGATACATAATACTAGGGGAGTAAATGTAGACGGCTCAAACGATAAAGAAATAAGATTTGGGCTAGTAAACGCTACAATAAATAAGACTAGTTTCAATGTAGAACCCGCAGGTTTCGCAACCAAAGTTGTTAGTACAGATTCTACAATAGGTTCTAATGCTCCAACCTATGAAAATGATGCTGATGGTGTTTTTGCCGGATTTAAACCCACCTTGAAGATAGATGTTGGATATACAATAAGTGCTACATTTAACACAACTTCTTCTACACATGGTAGATTTATTGCTGATAATGATGATATAGCGGAACACTATTCTTTAGGGGCTACTTCTGATATATGTTCTTTCTATATTGATAGCGAGAAAGTTCCTAAATTTACTAGAGGCTACGAAAGAATCTCCGGCTCTCCCGATGAATATAAGATGACAGCGAATGCTACAAGTACAGGACAAGATACTTCTGTTAGAATAAGCAGATGTAGAGTTGGTGCTGATACTGCTACTAACGGAACAACAGTTACAACCTTAGCCTTTACTGATTACATGGTCATACAAGCCGAAACACAACGAGATGAGTTTGATGGTAGATTCAATACAGACAATATGCACTGGTTAAGTTTCGTTGATTTAACGGGTTGTTATTTAGTATCGGAGGATGTTAAAACATTTAATCCTCTTGATGATACAGTTGAAGATTATTCAACAGCAGGAACTAAAGGAATAGGTGGGTCACACGGAGTTGGTAGCGGAGAGAACGGGGAAAGGCATTCGATTAACAACGGAACACCAAATCATATTTTATATGTAATTTCTCATGAGATAGATACCACAAGGCCGGATAGAACACACATACTAACCGTTAGTGGTGATTTCCCTAGTGCGGCCTCTAGCGCAACACATTTTTCACGATTTAAAAACTTTAGAATAATGCAACCCAACCATACTTGTTTCTATGATTTTAGCCCAAATAAAATAACAATAAATCAACTATCCTCTAAATATACTAAGAAACCAAAAGAAGATGTTATGTATAGTAATATCAATAACTATCTATACAAAGATAAACTCGGTAATAGGGAAGACGAAGGAAATAATGAAGCAGTATTATCTATGTATGTTGTGGTAGACCCCGATGGACAAAGCGCAGATGGTAATTTAGTTGTTCAAGACCCCCTTAATCTAAGAGGAAATATTTTCCGTAGTGGTAAAGTAAAAATGAATATTAGTGACGGAGACAATAATAATTTTACAAACTTGGACTTTATTGATGATGGAAATGAAATAGGTTTCCATATAGAACTAGAAGAACAAAAAGAAATGCTAGGCGTAGTTTCTGTTTCGGAAACTATGGAAATTTTAGTTAATGGAGAAAGCACAGACTTTGGTAAAAGAGCAATGATAGGTTCTGTTGTTTCTGTTTGCCAAGATGCTGATAAACTAATCAATGAAATACTAGAAGAGAATGATGTTGAATTTAATTTAACTGAATCAACCTATCCTTATTTTGTTGCTCCTAATTATAGAGGAGTGGATTTATTTTCTGCAATACAATTTTTATTAGCCAAGAAACAAAAAACATTGTTAGAAGAAAACAATACATTTACAATAAAAGAAAATAAAGACGCTTCTTTTTTCCCTAACATTTTCTTCACTACATCCAACCAAAATACTGAAATATTATCTTACAGTAGAGAAAGTAATAAATTCGATAACTTTAATGAAATTATTATTTTTGGTAAAAGGCATAGAGCCACAAGAAAAAATCCTAAAAATATTAAAAAGAAAGGAAGAAAGACTTTACAACTTTTTGAAAATGCGTTAGTGACTCAAGAAGATGTAGATAAAAGGGCAAGCGAATTACTTAAATTACATAGCGATGAAAGTTATGGACTTAAACTTACAGTAGGGCATAAGGGGCTTTCTCAAACTAAAGTCGGAGATGTAGTTACAGTAGAAATAGAAGAAGAAGATATACCTAGAAGTGAATTTATTATAACAGAAATACAACATAACTTACAAGGAACTTTGGATTTAGAATTAGGAAGTTACACTAAGGGATTAGAAGATAGATTTGCAGAATTAGCAATCGCCAATCAAAATATAAATAATAAGGTAAGAGAGGATTCTTTCAACAATAATGAAATCAGTTTTGACTTTTTAGAAAAAACAAATGTGAAACCTATTAAATTTAAAGTTAGAAAAAAGGAAACTCCGGCAGGGTCATTTACACTAGGAACTAACTCGACAGATTCGGAAACGCTAAATACGAACACTAACGCATTGAACATAGGAGTAACTACATTTACTACATTAGTGGAGGAAGAATTTTGATAACTGAAAAATTACAGAATTTATTGGCTACTCATTTAGTCAGCCTAGTGAATAATGGTAAAGTTGGTCTAGGCGGAAACTCTACCTTTTCTTCTCAAACAGATTTAGATGTTCCTCTCGTAGCAACTGCTAGTGCTACGGCCACTCAATCCGATGCTAATGTCGTTCAAATAAAATTAACAGTTAGTGGGGCAACTGCGGCTATGACAGGGCAAATACTTAGAGAAGTTGGAGTTTTTGATTCAAGTTCTAATATGTTATTTAGAGAAAACTTCGATGGAATTGGCCCATTTTCTTCAAATGAAACAGTAGAATTTTTTATATTTTTAGAGGTAGAGTAATATGACAAGTGAAGCGAATCCGCATTATTTTGCGACAAACACAAAAGATGATACATCAATAGACCAAATAACTGATGCAGTAGATTTCCCACATACGGGATTAATCAAAGCGTTAAGTTTAGGCATGAAAGGAAACTATGCTGTAAAAGGGTCGGCAACTGATTTTGATATTACACAGGCTTCTACGGGAAATGTTCTACAAGTAGCGGCAGGTAAGATTTATCGTGATGGTGCTTTTCTTGCAGTAGCGGCAAAGAATTTTACTACTGGTGATTTTCAAGCAACTACCAACACCCATCATTTACTAGTTGCTGATAGTGCATCTCCTCCCGTATTACAAATAAGAAAACATGGCAGTTCTACTCAAAATAAAATACCCCCTTATACAGAAGGAGATACCATAATTGCTGTTGTTACATACACAAGTGATGGATTTGATGATATGACAATTCAATATCTAACAACAGGTAAAGTTGCTAACAATGTAAGTATTGGCTATGATAGTTCGGGCTATAATGAAGCCATGTCAATTGAAGGAAGTGCAACAAGAACTCTATTTAAAAACAAAGTTGCTGATGCTGATATTAGATTTGTTTTAGCAGATAATACGGCTGATGAAAAGTTTGAAATTTATAGTGACGATGATTCGGATGGTGACGAAGGAGATACTGAAGTATTTTCAGTAGATGGAACAGGAGCAACAACAATTAGTGGTGCTATTACAGTAGGTGGTAATATAATCAAAGCATCCGATGGCGGTTCGACTATTACTATGGACACATCGGATAATGTCACAATTGGAGGAGATTTAACAGTAAACGGTGGAGATATTTCATTTCCTAATAGTGCTAATGCAACTATAAGTGTTGCCGTGACAGGAGGAGGAACAGACGGTAGAGATTTAACATTAGAAGCAGGTTCAGCCCCAACTGGTTCAGCAAATCAAGATGGAGGAGATTTAATTCTAAAAGCAGGTGGTGGTGATGGAACGGGAACTTCTATTATGACTTTTAGCACTAAAGTAAATGGAACAGATGCCGTAGCAGAAAGAATGAGAATTCATACTGATGGTAATGTTAGTATAGGAACTGCAAGCCCCGATGCTAACGCTAAATTAACAGTAGAAGGTGCAATATCTTTAGATGAAATATCAGCCCCTACAAATACTGCTGATAGAGGGCAACTATACACTAACGCTGATAATCATTTACATTTTATTAATGGCGCAGGAACAGATGTAAAAGTTACAGAAGAAGTATTCATTGTTGCTTTATCGGATGAAACTACTGATTTAACTACGGGAACTGGTAAAGCAAGTTTCCATATGCCATTTGCTATGACTTTAACAGGAGTAAAGGCAAACTGCACAACTGCTCCGGTAGGTGCTACTATTATCGTAGATATTAATGAAGCAGGTTCTACTATACTAAGCACTAAATTATCTATTGATGCAAGCGAACTTACTTCTTCTACTGCCGCTAGTGCCGCAGTAATGAGCGATACTGCCTTAGCCAATGATGCTTTAATTACTTTTGATATAGACCAAGTAGGTTCTTCAACTGCTGGTAAAGGATTAAAAGTTACGCTATATGGTTATAGGGCGTGATATTATTCCTGTTCATATTATTAATACTTATACACAATTTCCCGCTACTACTGGTGGTGGAGGGGGTTCTGCTGTCGTTAGTCCGGCTACAACTTCCGGCACTGGTAATTATAATAATGCGGTCAAAATAGCCATTTGGGATGGTAGCGGTAATCAAACTTATAACTATTCTAATGGAATAAAGGATGGCTCTAATTCCACATTTGGAACTGCAAGTAGTCCAACAAGAACAACGCAAGCAGTACCTATACCTGCAAGTGATTATCATAGCGGCTATTCGTCTTATGGAACTGGGGGTACGGTTATTATAATTGGAGGGTATATTAGAACTAGTGGATATACTTCTGCTAGTAAATTCACTTGGGATGTATCGGGAACTATCGTTGCATCGAGTTTATCTAATGGTTGTACGGTATCATCTTTTGAAGTAAGAGCCAATAACCAAAACCAACAAGATAACACTACTATGGGTAATGGTGGCGTAAATAATGGATTTGGTATTTATAATATTAATACTACTACTCAAAATTTCGCTAAAAGCGGAACTGGT